CTCGACCTCGGTCAGCGTGCCCTGATCGACGGATCCTCCAGCTTCGAGCATGCAGGCCAACTCGGAGGTCTTGTGCCCTCCGATGGTCTTCATCCCCTTGACGAGGTTGAGGTAGGTCAGCGCGCTGACCGCCTCGGACTTGGTGAGACGGCTCTGGGCCGCGCTACCGGATTCACCCGGCATGGACTTGCTCAGCGCGCGGGAGTCGGTCACTCCCCTCTGTGGCATCGGGGTCTTCTCGACGATGCCGAGACGACTCTGAAGCTCCGTGATGATGCCGCTCTGGCTCTTGAGGAGCTTGCCGAGCCCAACGACGGCACGCGCCATCTTGCCGTTGTAGTCGTTCTGACGCACGGACTGTGCGTAGATCGACTTGTGCATCGAATCGAGGGAGTCAGTGGTCCGCATGGTCAGAGCCTCCATGAAGGGGGACGCGTCGACCGCTTGCGCGATGTCCGAATCCTCGCTGAATTCCTCCGAGTGCGACTTGAAGAGCGGTTCGCCGCGTCGATCGCCGCCCGAGCGGTACATCTCCTCGTCGTCCTCGTCCTCGTCCTCGTCCTCGTCCTCGCCTGTCATGTAGGCAACGAAGTTGGCGACAGTTCCCGCGGAGATCCCGGCATCGATCATCTTGCCGATCATGAGATCGTCGATCTCTCCCGCATCGCCCATACCCGCGATGCCTCCGCCACCTTCACCATCTTCGTCGATCCGCCCACTGTGGACAGCGTTGTAGCCCGACGATCCGGGGTGTTCGCCCCGAACTGCCTTCATCAGACGATCCTTGACGTCGGAGGCGTCAGCCGCCTTCATCAAGTCGTCCAACGAAGCGTCAAGCCCGTCGACATCGACTGCTTGTTCTGCACTCATCTGGATCCTCCTCACGCCGCCGGATAATTCCGCTGCGCATAGTTCACGATCAATTCAGCACCCCCATCGGTCAGATGGGGGTGTAGAGCTTTGAGAAGCTTGATGGCTTCGCTCTTGTTGAGCTTGCGCTTCTTCTTCTTTCGCTTGGGCTCGCTGTACTCCAGCGATTCGGTGCGGAGCGCGAAACCTTCTCCAGGGCTAGCTCCTGGGTTCGAAATCCCGTGGCCCGCGCTCAGGCTCTTCGCCAGGACGGCAAGCTCAGTACCGGTGTTGACCGGGCATTTCGTGATGGCGACCTCGGTCACTATCGCTTTCCTGATGTGCCTCGGGTCGTCTGGATCACGCTCCAGGATCCGTCCTTCGACGCTGAACCCGAGCTTCCGATCGGTCTTCTGCAACGCCTGCGCCAGATCCCAAAGGGCATCAGCCTTCTTGGAGCCCTTCAGCATGTATCCCTCGACGTACCAGCCCTTGTGACCGTCGGGGAGTGTCCGCATCTCTGCGACCTTCGGGTAGCCAACAACACCGTCGGTGGACGGGTCGTGGTTGTCGTTGAACCAACCTCCTTTGATGAAGGGGTTGAAGTCCATCCCCTCCATCAGGATGGTCTCCATTTGGCGATCCATCTGGTCTGTGGTGCAGATGCCTCCGATCCGACGGTCCTCGCCATTCGGACCAGCCTTCATGAAGGTGTCGATCGGGATGTCAAAACGAAAGTGCCCTGAGTGCATGATGGCTCCAAACGCAAAAAAGACGGGCCTCAGGTTTTCCCGAGTGCCCGTCTCTTACCCCTAGATGGGTAGACGCAACGAAGTGAGGATTGCTGCAACATCCACCACTGTCAACCCTTCTTTAGCAGATGCCTCCTGTGAGGTTTCGCCTTCTTGAGCGTCATCCCCTCTGTTTTTGTGACCAACGGAACGATCACACCTAGCTTGCACTTCGGGCAGTTGATCTCGATCTCCCCTGATTTGTGGATGATCAGGCAAGTCGTCGCCGCCTTGATCTTCGTCCCATCAGGGTTCAGCCGGAATACCGGCTTACCGCAGTGCGGGCAGTCCTCCATCGCTCAAGGGACGACGATGCCTAGCTCTTGGCCTATGTGGATCTGCGTAGGCGTCAGAGGAATCGCATAGCTGATGCACTTACGTAGGATCGCTTTCCACATCCGGTCGAGTGCAGGCCCCGCGTATCCGTGATCCCTCAGCTTGTAGATGTTACCCGCGGTCGAGAGGAAATCGAGACGCTGCTTCGCTACATCCGCGCTAGGCACGTCACAGAACCAATCGACGTCGAAATCGTCCCAATCGAAATCGGTACCGTCAGCGTAGGTGACCTGAAAACTTACCCAAGGTTGCATCATCTTCTCCTAGATGAAATCCAATGGCAGCGACTTCTTCATGCGCCGCTTGCGTGCCCGCTCTTGCGCTTCGCGCCGACGCTGGAGCTGGATGGGAGAAGGCCCCTGCTGTGCCTTTTGCTCCTTGAGCTTCTTGGCGAGCGCACGACGCTTCGTTTGCTCACGCTGACGAAGTGTCGGCCCCTTCTTCGTCTTGCGCCCGTAGAACGCTTCCGTCTCCTTTCGGATCCGCTCGCGCTCCCTCTCCTCCTTCGCCGTCGTAGACTCTCCGGGTTTAGAGAATGCGGCCATCTGTCCAGGAGATGCAGGTTCGAAGTCATAGTCAGATGAACTCTGGTTTCCCGCCTGCATGTCGCCAAAGAAGCTCTCAAACGGCACCTGCTTCGCTCGCGCTCGCGTGAGTTTCGACATCTCAGCTTTGGATGGGAACTCGGTTTGTGTACCCGAGATGGTTCGGACTGTCCGCGTACGCGAGCGGCCCGTCTCTGGATCCTTGTACTTCTCCTTGACTGTCGTGTATGTCGGTACATCAACAGATGTTGTCAGTCTCTTGACGTTCACCATGTACTTGCGCGAGCGCAAGATCTCCTTCTCGAATGCGGAGAGATAGGGCCTCCCTGTCGCTGGATCAGTGCCTTCGAGGATTTCGTTGGTGATGTCGGAAGTTGTGATTTCCGTTTTCGCGATGGTCTGCTCTTTACCCTCTCCAGGTGGCCCCTCGTACGGTGTAGCTCCTGGGATCTGAGGGGCCTTGGGGAGACGCCTCCCTTGCGTGCGCAGCCTCTGCTCTACTTGTGGTCGAAGCTCACGAATACGATCGAGCGCTTCCTGCGCCAGGAAGGATTCCGCGATCACTTCGGGGTTCATTCCCATCGACATTAGCTGACCGCGAACCCGAGGCATCTTCGCAAGAACATCGGTGACGATAGACATCGCACCGTTACGATCGCCGTCGTACTCCTTGAGCCCGTTCTTCGCGCTCAGCGCGTCAATGTGGGTCTTGATCCTCGTAAAGTACCTCCTGAACTTGGAACGCACTGCGGGAGGTAGCATCCGCGCCGCTCTGGTAATGCGCTGCCATTCTTCCATCGGCGAAAAGAGGGAATCGAACATCACCAGATCGGTTGCGTTACCCCAGTTGAGACCTACTTGAGCCGCATCCGACGCTACCATCATCTGGCAGTTGTTGAAGACGTGAACCTGTCTCTCACTCAGAGGAGAGCGAGAGGACCAATCGTTCTGGATGTACTTCGCAAGCTCAGCTTCCTTGCGCTTCTTCGCCGCGCCCGTGAGTTGTACGAGCTGATCATCGAGTCGCCGGAATTGCGCGCGTCGTCCAGCAGACATCTCCGACTCGTAGAAGTAGCGGAACTTACCTGTGTCTGGGTCGAGCATCGCGCGAGCAGGCACGTCGATGCCAAAGCTCTTCTGGATTGCATCCCTCTGTTCCGGTGACCACCCTTGCGATGCCACACCGGGCTTGATGTCGTCGGAGGAAGTACCGTGCAGCACTCGATGAACGAACATCGACATGTCCGAGTCCGAGCCGTCAGGCATCTTGCGCTTGCGGAAGATCTCGGAATTGAGATCTCTGTCCCCGAGCGTCCCTCCCTTGCCCAGGTAAGAGACGAAGTATTTGCCGTTGGACGGTACGAGCGCCCCTTTGCTCTGGTACTTGGGATTGAGCGCTTCGTTGACGTCCGTATAGCCCATCATGCGCAGCTTTGATTCGACGCAGCGCACACCTGTGCCGATTGCATTCGCGAATACGATCATCTGCTTGTCTGGGTTTCCCCCGAGCTTCCGATCGAACATCTCCTGCATGTACGTCTGAAGCTCGTCCGTTTTGGCGTTCCCAGTCGTCATCGAGAGATCGAACATGAGCCGCTCCTCGCGACGCTCCGGGTTCTCTTGGATGTTGAGAGCTTCGTGCCCATCGAGTGGACGTTGCCCCTTCTCAGCTCCCCTTACGTTCCCTTCGCTGGTAGATTCATCCACCATCGGGGGCTGATAGTTCCAGTCGTTTTTGTACTTCTTTCGGTCTGGGTGCCCAGGGGGGAGACCTCCCGAGTAGTAGTAGCCCGCAGCCTTCTTGCCTGGGTCTCGGATGGCCCTCCATCCCACCGGCACTACGATGGTCTTGATCACCTTCCCGTTTGCATCGCGAGCCTTGTATTCGATGTCCTTGATGCTCTGGGTCTTCTCATCCCAGACACCTCGACACACGATGCCCTCAGGGCCGTATTCGGGGTTCTCGATTTTGCGATCGAGAGCCACACCGTTGACGGGCTCACCTGAGCGGAGGGCTTTTGCCTGGTTGCGAGTCAAGGACTTGGTGATGTCCTTCCTACCCAGCTTATCGTAGGGCTTGTCCATCATGTAGCCCACCCACTTCTCAAACTCTTGCGCCTGTGCTTCCGCGCTCCAGTCCTGCCCGTCGTCGTAGAACCTCAGGAGTGCATCATGGGAAGGCCACCTACCTCCATCAATCTTGAGCAGCGCTTTCAGCGAAGGAAGCCGGAACTCAATGGTCTTGGTCCGCTTCGTGATGTCCACACGTGATGCAGCTTCGTCAGGATCACGGCCCCGCTCTTTCGCCTTTGCTCGCGCCTCCTTCACTGTCTGACGATAAGCTGCTGCATCGTAAACTGAAACCGCAATCACAGCCCGACCGTCAGGCTTTTTGTATGCGAGCGTGTTCGTGATCATCCTTGCTGCGTTGACGGAAGCCTGAGCCTCCGCGCTGAGGATGGTTTCATCCTCGCCGAGCATCGAACTCATTTCGAAGAGAGCTTGATCCGCGGGTAGCATTTGCTGCATCTGCCCTCGGTACAGACTCTGCTGAATGATGCCCTGCTTTGTGGGCTTGTTCTCGTCGAGGAGTACCGCAGGCATCACCTTGTCGATGACGTCCGCGGACGTAGCCACGTGAACGAACCGAGAAGACAGCTCTATGAGATGCCCTGCGGTTTGCGGGTTGATGTCCATCTTGACGCGAGAGGTGACGCGACTCTCACGCATGACCGCAGATTCGATCATGTGGACCTCTTCGAACTGCTCCATCTTCTCCTTGTAGGTGCCCTCTCCGCCGAGCAGCACCTCTCCCTTGGAGAGCAACTCGACATACCTCGGCCACGTATTCAGCGTGTTGGTAATCGGAGTGCCAGTCAGGAGCATCAGCATCTTCATGTCCTGATTCCAGTAGTCCATGATCTGATCTGAACGCCGGTTCTTGCGTTGGATGCCGTGTGCCTCGTCAACGATCATCGCGTCGAACCCGCCGATGCGCTTCAGTTCGTCTGCGTGCTGTGTGAAATACTCCTGAGGGACGATGATGATGTTGTTCGGGTCTTTCTCGGGGCGCCAGCCACGGGGATTATCAGCAAGCCATTTCTGGCGCTGCCTTTCCATCTCCGCCTCGTAGGACTCTTTGTTCATCCCTAGGCGCTCGTAGGTCTCCTCCCACGTCTCAATTCGTCGATTGCCTCTCGGGCCGACCAGACGTCGGTTTATCTTGTCTTTCTCTGGTGGCTTGAACATCTGGAGTGCGTTCGTGGTCGTACCAGATCCCACGACAGTGGCAGCCTCCTCAGTGAACTTCGCTACCTCAGCCTGCCAGTTGTCCGATGTGGTCTTCGGGACGATGATAATCGTCTTCCGCGGTCGATTGGCGTGCGGGCTGCCATCAGGGTTCCGCATGTTCCGCATCATCATGATCGCACAGATGGCGGAAATCGTTTTGCCCGTTCCCATGAAATGGGCAGCGAGAATCCGCCCATCGTTGTCGAGCATTGCCAGCAGCAAATCAGCCTGGTGCTTGCCAAGTGTGAAACGGTTTTTCCCGATGTACTCGCGCAGCCCCTTCAGGAGCTTATCGACGTTGACAGCGTTTCCATCCTTTGGATCGACGATGTCTGTGCGAGGAACTTTGTGGGGCTTCTCACCACCAGCCAGGATCGAACTCTCCCGGATCTCATGAAATCGTGCTTGGACGTGGTCATCCATGATGAACCCGCCCACGGTGTCTCGGAAACGATCGATGAAGTTCACATCGAGGATAAGCTCGCCCTTCTCGTTCACGAAGACGCCAAGAGCACGCGCGATCTCCTCGAATGCCCAGCTCCCATCCTTGGGAAGCGCGATCTTCACCTTGCCCGAGCCTGGCACTTCCGCGGTCATCTTGACCTTGCGCTTCTTCGCGCCTTGGCCCAGCTTTTTCGTGACCTCTACAGTCTCGATCTCATCTGCGTACAGGAGCAGATCGCTGTCAGGCTGACGGTACTCTCGGAGCTTCACTCCTGGGCGCTCTGGGTCCACGTTAGACGGCACCGAGCGGATCTGCGGCACCGAGACCGTATCGGGCATGCGATCCCAGCCTGGAGGGCTCTCCTGGCCTGGCAACGGTGCAATCCTGTAAGAGCGCTTCCCCTCCGTCACCCGCTCGATCAAGCGACCGAAAAGCTCCACACCTTCCACCACGAACTGAACAACATCGCCGACCTTGATCTTCGGCTTGCGCGGAGGGCGCTCCCTAGGCTTCTGGAGCCGTAGAGAGCCACCCGATGTCAGTAGATCAGAGATCCGCGGATTCTCGATGCCGAGCTTGCGCTTCCAGTAATCCCCAAGGAGAAGAGGGCTGCCCGCTCCATCGAACTTTACCTGCGCGTGAACTGCGTGGCGCCCCTCACTATCGAAGTGGATCGACACCCACGCTTTGGCGCCTGCCCGCGCCGCCTCAGACACAAGGTTCGAAAGATCCGATGAGTTTCTGATTCGCTGGTTGTTCGGATTGATCAGCGCAGCCATGACCGGATCTTGAAGCTGATGTTGACGATACCTACCGTTCTTCTTCAGCAGCTCCCGCTGTGAGACCTCAAGCTCCGATGCCAGGCGCTTGGGATCGAGCGAGCCTACATAGAGAGTGTTCGACTTCTGATCAAACCCAGCTTCGCGCCCACCAGAAACGGTGCGGAGCATGACCTTGCGCCACACCATCTCTATTTTGGTTGAAGAGGTTTTCTTCCCATCGTGCTCTGTCTCCGTCGTCGTCTCGACAGGCACGTACGCTTTGATCTCTTGCCCAGATTCAAACTCG